ATAAAGGAGACTATATGATAGATAAAGCGTTAGGTTGGATTAGATCAATTACTGAATTGGGACTTGCTATTATTGCACTTGGCGTAGTATTACAAGTTCTTTTTGGTGCTGCGGTTCCTTTTCTCGGAATGGATGTTGTAGGTTCAGTAATTACTTTAGTTAAATCCCTTGGTTCTGAAGGTTTGGTCGGTTTAGTTGCTGTCTGGATTCTTTGGAGTATATACCAAAAAAAATAATATAAAATAGGGAGACAAAAATCTCCCTATAAACATTATGTTAAAACAACCAGAAAATTTAAGTTATCTTTCACCTGTTGGGTTTAAATTTATTATTAATAAATTGCCTAATACTAATTATTTTTGTCAAGGAGTAACTTTGCCAGGAATAACAGTAACAGGTGTACCAGTTCAAACTCCTTTTGTATCAATACCATTTCCAGGTGATAGAGTTGAATTTCAAGAATTGATAATTAGATTTATTGTAGATGAATATATGGAAAATTATAAAGAGATATTTGGTTGGATGGAAGGTATAGGATTTCCTGATAATTTTGAACAATATGAAAATGTCAAAAAATCAGATCCAAAAAATCCAGGGCCAATGTCAGGTGTTTTTTCTGATGCAAAACTCATAGTTTTAACAGGAGCACAAACTCCTAAAATTGAATTTAAATTTAAAGATACCTTTCCTACACAACTAGCAAGTTTACAATTTGATGCGGGAAGTGAAGATGTTCAATATCTTATGGCAGATGCAACTTTTTCCTATAGGTCTTTTGAAATTAATGATATAAAATAAAATATGAAAATTGAAGAAATTGAATTGCTGTGGGAATCTGACAGCAAGATTGATTCTGTTGATTTAAAAGGTGAGTCATTAAAAATACCACAATTACACCAAAAATATTTTAAAATACTAAATCAAGAAATTTTAACTTTTAAATATCTTGAAAGTCAACAGAATATTATAAGAAAAAAATTATGGGCTTATTATACTGGAATAAGTATTGATGAAAATAAAAATCAAGTGTTTCCAGTTAAAAAGGGTCAAAAATTTACAAAGGATGATATAAACGCATTTATTGATGGTGATCAAGAATATCAAAATATAAAATTAAAAACGGAATATCATGAACAGATAATTAAATATCTGGAATCTATTATTAAAGAAATATCCCAAAGAACATGGAACATAAAGAATGCAATCGAGTGGCATAAATTCACAAATCCAGAACATTGATACTTTATTCATATCAAAAATAAATGAAGCATATATTAGAATAAAATCTAATCCTTCAGTTTTACAAGAATTGGCGGATTATTTTACATTTAGCGTTCCAGGTTTTCAATTTATGCCAGCATTTAGGAATAAATTATGGGATGGTAAAATAAGATTATTCAGTCCATATGATCAAAAATTATATTATGGTCTACTTCCATATGTAGAACAATTTTCTAAAAAAAGAAATTATCCATATGTGAGTCAAGTAAATGAGTTTATTAAAGTAACTAATGAAGATTTATTTGATTATGTGGTAAGTTTAAATCTTCCTTTTGATCCTCATGACTATCAGTTTGACGCAATGAGAACTGGTATAATTTTTAAAAGAATGTTATTAATTTCCCCAACTGCTTCAGGAAAATCATTCATATTATATCTTCTTATTAGATATCTTCAAGATGTATTGAACAAACAAAAAATATTATTAATTGTTCCTACAACGTCATTGACATCTCAAATGTATACTGATTTTGGAGACTACTCTAAAAATAATGGTTGGTCAAATAAAAATAATTGTCATGTAGTTTATGCAGGTCAAGATAAAGTATCAGAAAAACCTATTATAATATCTACTTGGCAAAGTATATATAAAATGAAAGAAAATTATTTTTCACAATTTGATACAGTATTTGGTGATGAAGCACATGGATTTAAATCAAAATCTCTTACTAGTATAATGACAAAATGTATCAATGCTGATTATAGGATAGGATGTACAGGAACATTAGATGGAACGCAAACTCACAAATTAGTATTAGAAGGTTTATTTGGAAAAGTATATAAGTCTACAACAACTAAAGATCTTATAGATAAAAAAATATTATCACCTTTTAAAATAGAATCTTTAGTACTTCAATATTCAGATGATATATGCGAATCTGTAAAAAAGTTTAAATATAGAGAAGAACTGGATTTTTTAACATCTAATATTAATAGAAATATTTTTATTAAAAATTTAGCATTGACGCTAAAGGGAAACACATTAATATTATTTTCCCTTGTTAAACATGGAAAAGATCTATATAAATTGATCAAAGAAAGTTGTAATGATGACAGGAAAGTTTTTTTTATTTTTGGGGGAACAGCAACAGAACAAAGAGAGCAGTTTAGAGGAATTACAGAACAATCTGAAAATGCCATTATCGTGGCAAGTTATGGTGTATATAGTACTGGCGTCAATATTAGGAAACTTCATAACATTGTGTTCGCTTCACCTTCTAAATCGAGGATAAGAAATTTACAATCTATAGGTCGAGGCTTGCGTAAAAGTCAATCAAAAGAAATGGCGACTTTATATGATATTAGTGATGATTTGACATGGAAGAGTAAAACAAATTTTACTTTAAATCATTTTAAAGAAAGAATAAAATTATATAATGAAGAAAACTTTCCTTATAAGATACGTAATATTAACTTCAAAGGATAACACTGATATTATAGCGTAGTATTTTCAATTGTCAAGACATAATATCAATCTTGACTATTTAAATATGTCATGTTATACTATATCTATGATATAATTAATAAAGTAAGGAGCACCCATGGCATCAAAACATTATGTAAACAATCAAAGATTTTTAGAAGAATTGAAGGCGTATAGACTAATATATTTTGAAGCAAAAGATGATGGTAGAGAATCTCCAATTTTACCAGATTATATTGGAGAGTGTTTTATGTTAATTGCAGAAAAATTATCTCATAGACCCAACTTTATAAATTACGCTTTTAGAGAAGATATGATATCTGATGGTATTGAAAATTGTTTACAGTATGTGAATAACTTTGATCCAGAAAAATCTAGCAATCCTTTTGCTTATTTTACTCAAATAATATATTATGCTTTTTTAAGAAGAATACAAAAAGAAAAAAAGCAACTTTATATTAAATACAAAACAATTGATAAGAATAGATTTTTGGAAGATAATGTTGCTTACATAACATCTGAACAGGTGACAACTGCTACAGATCAAGTCACTATGGAAAAATTTTCTGAAATTTATACCTTTATTGATAATTTTGAAGAATACAAAAGAAAGAAATCAAAGAAATCAAAAGCAACTTTATTTAAAGAAGAGGAAAAAAATGAAGATAGCGCTTCTAACTGACACACATGCAGGAGCTAGAAATGATTCAACAATATTTAATGAATATTTTTTAAATTTTTATAAAAATCAATTTTTTCCCACAATAAGAAATAAAGAAATTGATACAATCGTTCATTTAGGTGATATGTTTGATAGAAGAAAATTTATTAATTTTCATACTTTAACAACTTGGAAAAAGGATTTTTTTGATGTATGCAAAAATTTTAACTGTCATTTTATTTTGGGTAATCACGATATATATTATAAAAACACAAATGTTGTGGCTAGTACAGATCTCTTATTAAGAGAGTATAATTTTAATGTTTATAGTGAACCAAGTGAAATGGAATTTGATGGTTTAAAAATATTATTCATGCCATGGATTAATTCTGAAAATTATCAAGTGTGTTTAGATTCAATGAATCAAAGCAAATCTTCTATTATGTTTGGCCATTTTGAAATTAGTGGTTTTGAAATGCATAGAGGTGCTTATTGTAATAGTGGTATGGATACAGATATTTTTAAAAAATTTGATACTGTATTGAGTGGACATTTTCATCATAAATCTGATAATGGAAATGTTTATTATCTTGGTACTCCCTATGAATTGACGTGGCAAGATTATGCAGATAAAAAGGGATTTCATATTTTTGATACTGAAACTAGAAATTTTGAATTTATACCCAATGATACTGTAATTTATAAAAAAGTTTATTATAATGATGAGAACAAAGATTTTACAGATTTTGTGAATAAAGATTATTCTGAATATAAAGGATGTTATGTGAAAGTGGTAGTTGAAAAAAAGAGTGATGCGTACCTGTTAGAAAAATTAGTTTCTAAAATAGAAGAAAATGATCCAATAAATGTAATGGTTGTTGATAATCTTACAGATATTTTTATGGAAGAGGGTATGGAAGACATTGAGACAGCAGAGGATACTATGTCAATAGTCTCAAAGTATATTGAGGCGTTGGAAACAGAGGCCGATAAAGAAAAACTTGACTTTTTGATGAAAGACTTGTATAATGAATCATTACAAACTGAATTTAATTTGGAGTAAATATGGCAGACTATAATAGAGATGAAATGGAAAGAAAAGAAAAATTGGGAAAAGATGAATTACCTTATAAATGTATAGAATTAGAACTTGATGATAAACAAATTGTAAGTTTAGCTCTTATGGCACATAATAGAGATATTACATTGAATAAGATGATTGGAATTGCTTTAAGAGATGGCCTTGAAAGAATAAATCAATCAACTCCAGGTGATCCTCAATTACTGGCAGAAAATTATTAGTGATAAATTTTAAAAAGATTAAGTGGATAAATTTTTTATCTACTGGTAATAATCCTGTTGAAGTTTTTCTTGATAAATCACCAACAACATTAATAATAGGTGAAAATGGTGCGGGGAAATCAACAATCCTGATGCGCTATGTTTTGCTTTGTTTGGGAAACCATTTAGAAACATTAATAAACCCCAATTAATTAATACAATAAATGAAAAAGGATCATTAGTTGAGATTGAGTTTTCTATTGGTAATAATTTTTATCAAGTTACAAGGGGAATTAAACCAAATATATTTGAGATTAAATGTAATCAAAAATTGTTAAATCAAGATTCTCATTCAAGGGATTACCAAGATTTTTTAGAAAAGACAATATTACAATTTAATTTTAAATCTTTTACTCAAGTTGTTATATTAGGAAGTTCCACATTTGTTCCTTTTATGCAACTAAAAGATAAAGATAGAAGAACTATTATAGAAGATCTTTTAGATATACAAATATTCAGTAAAATGAATACACTATTAAAGGATAGAGTAAGTGAAAATAAAAATTCTATAGATAATTTGGATTTTGATAAACAAAAAGTAGATCATCAAATAGAAGTACAAAACAATTATATAAATTCTTTGAAAGATGATAATAAAAAATCAATAAAAGATAATGAACAAAAAATAAAAGAATCTGAAGATCAAATATATGAGTATTCTTTATTGAATGACAAACATCAAGAAAATGTCGATACTACACTGAAATATATTGGAGATGTTGAGAAAATTCAGAGCAAGAAGAAAAAACTTGACATTTTGAAAGAAAAGGTTCAGGATAATATAAAGTCAAAAGAACATGAAATACATTTTTATAAACAGAATACAGATTGCCCAACTTGTAAACAAGCAATAGATGAAATTTTTAGAGAAGAAAAAATAAAAGAAAAACAAGATAAAGTAAGTGAACAGACTAGTGGTTTACAACAATTGATTGAAGAAATTGAAGGCACAGAACAAGCATTGAATACTATATCTGTATATCAGAAAGAAGTAAGTAATATTCAATCAGACATTAATAAAAATTTACAGTCTATTTCTGCATTACAAAAATATGTAGAAAAAATTAAAGAAGAAATTGATCAGTTATCCACAACTGATACAATACAAGAACAGAATGAACAATTAGAAGTTTATAGAGATAAATTAGCTAGATTAGAATCTTTACTTAAAGATGAATATAAAACAAAGGAGATGTACAATGTAGCAAATACAATACTAAAAGATAGTGGAATTAAGTCTCGTATTATAAAGACATACCTTCCTATTATAAATAAGTGCATACAAAGAAATCTTTCTGCATTAGATTTTTATATTTCATTTGAATTAGATGAAAATTTTAATGAAACAATAAGGTCTAGGTATAGAGATGACTTTACATACTCATCTTTTAGTGAAGGTGAAAAGATGAGAATTGATCTTGCTTTACTTTTCTCTTGGAGACAAGTGGCAAAAATTAAAAACAGTATGAATACAAATCTTCTTATATTGGATGAAGTATTTGATTCATCATTAGATAGTAATGGTACAGAGGAATTTTTAAAATTGATTAATACTTTAGATAAAGATATTAATACATTTGTTATAAGTCATAAAGGAGAAGTTCTTTATGATAAATTCCGAAGTGTGATTAAATTTGAAAAGAAAAATTATTTTAGCCAAATAACATAGATTATGAGCGTCCTACCACTAGTACATGAACAAGACAACATCTTGTATCAAGAAACAAAAAAATTTGATTTTGAAAATCCACAAATAGATCCTGAGGAATTACAAAAAAATTTGATAGATAGTATGATAGAACATAGAGGTATTGGTTTATCTGCTAATCAAGTTGGTATTCCTTTGTCTGTCTTTGCTATGTTTTGGGATTCTAAACCTATTGTAGTTTTTAATCCTAATATTATGGAATATGGTGATGAAAATTCATATGAGAAAGAGGGGTGTTTATCCTATCCAGGTTTAATGATTGCAATATCAAGACCAAATTCAACCAAAGCACAATTTGAAGTAAAAGATGGATCAACAAAGGGGGCT